TGGCGTGTGAGTCGAGGATTATTTCAGGAGAGCTGGTTACGCTGGGGAATGGGGTATGGAGATGGTAGAAAAACCATCTCCATTTTCGTAGATTATTTAATTACAAGATATTTGTAATACCATTTATGAGATAACTCTTTTAATAAGAGTTGAGCTTGTTCTTTAGTTGTAGCCCAACCCCTATTAACTTTAGTTTTAGTATCGTAGATAATAAACATTATCTTGTTAACCCAAACTTATTAGCTAGGTTAGACGATAGTTGAATACCAAAGTCTTTTATTGTTTGGTTATCTCTATTCCTTAGTATGAAAGAAAACATTTCACTATCAAGATAACTAGCAACCAATTGCCAATCTACATCTTGATTGTCAGTTACTAAAGGCTCTGCGACCTCCGAGTTCTCTCTGTTGTTAACCGCTCTATTTGAGCGGTTAGTATTAGTTAAATTTCTTAGGTTTTGTAATTGTGTTACTAGATCATTAGGCATTAGCTATTCTCCCTAGTTGCTCTTCAATTTGTTGTTCTGTTTCCTTAGAATTAGTAACATTTTTAATAGCATAGTAACTTGAACTCTTAACTGGAATTTGTATTTTTTTCTGCGT